GTAGTCATGTTGCACACATACCACCGCTTTGGAATCATCACAATATCGTTCTAGTTCTTTGGCAGGAATTTTCCATACAAAATCACAATCACAGAAAACCGCCCAACCCCGGAAATTGTTTAGAAAAGGAACAAAAAATCTAGTGAAGGTAAATTCGGTTGAAGCTAGTTTGTCGGGTTCTCTTGTATAAATTCCTTGTTGTCGCATCTCGTTTTGCTTCAGAGGCTGTACAACAGCATCCTGATCCCTGCGTTTTATTGAGTGCTCACATACCTGATAGGCTATATCTTCTCTAGAGTCCCATCCAACGTAAATTTTCATACGAATATTTACTGAATAAGTATGTTTGTATGAACATCTCTGAACAATGTAGACAGTACGAACTTAAATTTCCATTTGTTCCTACCGCTGACACAGATCGTAAAGATGGGTGGACCAAATATAAACAGTACAGCACTCCGGACAATCTCAGGAAAACTGCTAAAATGTTTTGGAATTTTGGGGTTTCTAGAGAAATTAGATACGAATTGGGTTGTCGCCGGGACAATCGAACGGCAAAAATATTAACTTGGGATCCGACCCCTTTATCACAAGTGACGGTAGATAGTGCCAACGCAGGTGGCTACAATATCATACACACTAACAAAGCATACGATTCAGAAAGTGGAAAAATTTTAAAATTTTATGCTATCAATGATTCAAAAAAATGTTATCAATTAGATCCGCCAACAGATTTTCGAGGCGATGTCATAGATGTGGAAACTATCAATTTAAAAGACATAGTAAAAGAGCACGGTACAGCAGTTGATATTATAAAATTAGATATTGAAGGTCGATGGTTTGAAATGTTGACAGAGATATTAGATCTAAATTTACCAGTCAAATGTGTTTTAGTCGAATGTGAAATGTATATTGGCGATACAGATCAACAATTCAAAAATCTTAATTCGATAGTCGCAAGATACCAAAAGTCTGGATTCACCGTTTACACAAACAGGGTTACTAAAGCAAAATGTGTAGAATTATGTTTTCTTAGAACTGCGGTTTAGATAATAATGTGTGTATCTCTTGCCAATTATTCACGCGGATTATGTCCGGATGTTCAAAGTCTCTGTTGTATAAGTGATTGATTAATATGGGCTTTAAACCGTATTTGAGCCCGGCTACAGCGTTGTGAGGCTTGTCCTCGACCCAATATAGTCCGGTGCCATGGAATTCGGCTAAGGCACTGTCTTTGTCGGCGCCTGTGCCCAATATGTGATAATTTGTAAACACGTGATCCCCAAACAGTTCTCCCAGTCTTCTCTTACGTAACTCCTGTGCTGGTATGTCTGATGTCTGTGATGTTATGGGTATGAATGTCCACCCCTCTGCGGCCAACAACTTGACCCAGGTCTGTGATTCCTCCATGGGTCTCTGTGTGCCCATCCAAGCACTCCTGTTGAACTCTCTGATGAGTGCTCTGATCTCATTTTTACTGACACCGAACCGATTGGCCATCTCGTACTCGTCCTGTTTATTGGGTAACAGTTTATGAGGATAGTATCGATTGCCGTGTTCGTCAAAATAAGATTTCTGTAACATCCACTTGGTGAAATGGTTCTCCCATTCCAGCAGTACCCCGTCAACGTCTGTAAGTATTATTCTATTTGATGTCGGCATCTTCCATTCCCGCGACTCTCAGTTTCACGATGTTGGTTATCTGCCATTGCTTCTGATCGAGGCCTTTGGTTATGCCAAGCCATTGGTTCCTTAGTAGTGCGAAGTCGTTCACTATCTTTGTGAGATCCACCACGTCATCTTCGCCATCCACGTACTTCTCCGCGTCTCTGCTGGACAGTGCCCGATTGTAGTTCTCTAGGAATTTCCGGAATGTTTTTGATCTCAGTCTTCTCAGTTCTATGTTTAGGTATTCTAGTATCGCCTCCAACTGTTGCAGTTGGCTGAATCTTTCTTCCACTATTCCCGGTAGTGATGCTGATGCTCGTTCAAGGTTGCCGTAGATCTTGCACTGTTTCCTGGCTTCCAGCAGTTCATTGTCAAAGTACGCCACGCAATCAGGAATCTTTGATAGGCTCCTGCTTACTTCACTGTACCAGTTTATCATTAGTCCTCGCTGTAGCCGTCGTCGTATGATTCGTCTAGGTCTTTCTCTTCCTCGAACACCGTGTTTATCGCTTCCTCCAGTTTTGGGTCAAACTCACCAGATGCTTTTATCTCGTCGTGCTCGATGCCTATGTCGTCGAGGCTCTTAATGAAATCAATTGCCGCGTCCAGTTTGGATCTTTCTGGTACGTAGTGAGATATGGAGTTCCATAAACGTTCGATGTCCTCGTGTGTGAAATCAATCATTATTCTGCGTCGTCCTCTTCATCAATTTCGATTTTCTTCGCTTTTGATTTCGGTGCTTCTTCAACACTTTCCACTTTCGCTTCTGTGCTTTCTTTGAAGTTCGCCATTATCATATCTAATTTATCACCTGTCCATGCTTTTCTGAAGTCGATGTGTTCTTTGCCTTGGGGATCAACATATTTCAACCTGTTTCCGGTCTGTACCAGTATGCCCTTCTTCTCGAATAGGTCCACCAGTCCACTGTATGGGTCCATTCCGGTGTCGTAAGGGATCTTGACCTGTACGCCCTCAAATGGTTTGGCATATCTGGTCTTCATTACCTTACACGCCGCCCTGATACCTCTTACCTCTGATATCTTGTTGCCTTTCTCGTCCTCCTTGAGCTTCAGTTTCTTCATTGCTATCACTATGGAACTCGCGTAGATAAAACCCTGTCCACCTGATATCTTGTCGTCAGGATCAAACATGTCCTGTGACGCGTATGTGTGGTTTGTGGCAATCAAGCCAACATTCCAACTTCCAAACATGTTCACACAGTTCCTGACCAGTGCCGTCAGTGCCTTGGGTTTCCTACCGAGGTCGCCCTTCATGTCTCCCGCTTCGAACTGATTTACATCTGTAGGTGTCAGCATCATGCCCAGACTGTCTATCACGAAAAGAACTTTGGGAGCACCTTCTTTGTTGTCAGCGTGTTGTTCCTTGTAGCCTTTCATGAATTCGGATATGGTCTTTGCCACGTCGTCCACCATTGACATGCTTAATTTAAGCAGTTTTTCTTCTGATGTGTCAACGCCCAGTGCCTGTAGCCATGTTTCGTCAAGTGCGTTCTCTGTGTCGATCAAGATCACGAATATGCCCTGTGCCTGTGCGTTCTTAATTATGTTTCCTGATGCGATGTATGATTTACCTGCTCCTGATTCTCCCGCGAGCACAGTCACCTTACCCAAAGGGATTCCTTTGTTGAAATCACTGGTCATTAAATAGTTAAGTGCGTAGTTTCCGGTTGATATCCAGTCTGTTGGATCACTAAATCCTATTCCCAAACCTTGGATAGATTTTGTTATACTTTTTCTAAACTTTGTTGCGTCAAACACTTTTGTCATAATTCACCTGTTCCTTCCTATTATTATATTTGCCTTGCTGGTTTTTGTCAAATGTTCTATGTCTATTGTTTCTACTTTACCAATAGGTAGTAGACCAATTCCGTGTTGCTTAAAAAAAGGGTCAATGCTATTATCCCTGCACCAATCGATAAAGTCCTGCTCAAATATGTTTTCCTTGTCAGCAAACGCTATTATGATATCGGCACCAATATAATGATTATTCTTTGTTGCTGTGTATTCTAAAGGTAAATCATCTTTCCATAAATCTACGTAACTTTTTCCTAGCTCGTTGTATGCTAGGTACACTTCGTTTTTTGTTTGATGGAATTGAATTAGTTCATATTCTTGTTTCGTCAGTTTAAACCTGGGTGTTTCTTCTCTTTTTTTTGTCCATTGTATAGGCAACGAGTCTGCTGTATGCTTGTCAGATCCGTGCTCGAGTGCGTGTACACAATAGTTCAAATCCCTAACATTTTCTTTTATACTTGTGGGTGCGATTTTCATAAATTTAGTAGGGTTGTCAAAATCACCTGATAGTTTTTCAAATGAAATATGCAGTGTGTTGTATAATCCTTGATCGTCCCAATCTATTTTTTTTGGTATTTTTATAAATTCTTTTTTCAAAAAACTGTTGATATTAATTATAGCATCTAGCAAAATATTCTTGATTTCATCGCGTGTATGTAGATGAAAAAAAGATCTCATACTATCTATGTCCTCACCGTCGCCAACATATATGGATTCAATCAAGTTCTTCCATTTATGGGCGACGGTATGATCATAAAGATCTATACGAAATGCGGGTTTCCCATCAATCTCGTATAACATTTGTCAGATTATTTCGCTTGTCTTGATCTGATCAGTTTCAGTATGTCTTCCGCCCTCTTGGCACTGTCACCCGCGGGTGCCGCCGTTGCCGGTGCCGCCTCTGGTTGTGGTGCTGGTGCTGGTTCGCTCACCGCTTGAGCAGGTTCAGATGCAGGTGCCGTCGTGGTCGCTGGTGCTTCCGCAACAGGTGTCTGTGGTTTACCTTGGTAAGCCACGCCCGCTGGTCTGAAGTACTGTCCGTACTGTTCTAGAT